GTCTTTTTAGAAATCGTTAGCTTCATATTTGCTCCAGGGTGGGTTGGGGTGGCAATCGAAACCACCACCCCTCGCCATTAGTTAAATCAAGCAGTGCTTACTTCGTCAGTTTTAGCGAAAGAAACTGCATTGCGGAGAGCAACGTCAACTTCTTGCATTATCGAAATAACCACATCACCGGATTTGCTGTTGGTGTAAGGATCAACAATGACCGAAGGTGCGCCAAACAAGCCAACCATAAGCTGGCTGAAGTCACCAAAGATCAATGCAGATGCATCTGTACCACCATCACCCGGATTGAGATTAGATGGAACATTGCTTGTGAACTCGGCGCGATAACCATAGAGGTTATTCCAAGGATCGTTCAGAAGCATGACGCTATCGGTTGAACCAACGCGAGCGGTGTTAGCCAACTTAGCTTTCACTTTTGGATTTGATAACCAGCCAAGAGCGGCTTGATTAACAACGCCATTTGCTTGCTCAACAGTTTGCACCAGAGTTGTGATATCAGCCCAGGTTAGCGCATCAACGTCAGTACCAGCCGAAATATCGACATTGCCGACGCTGCCATTGTTCAAGATACCTGTGGGTTGACCAGAGGAACCAGAACCTTGGATAGCGTAGTATTCGATCTTATCGGCAATAGAGCGAAGAAGGTCGTCTTGCACGATTTGCTCGATTGATGGGATCGACTCAAGAGCCAACAAACGCGATACTTGAGCATATGCACCAAGTGTGCGTGGCTGAAGCGTTACAGCCGCATCTGTTGGAGACTGATCGGAAACATCAGCAGCTTCTTCAACAAATCCCGCTGCTGCACCCGTAGCTATCTTAGGGATGGAGATGCGGTTTGTTAAGCCACCCATGAAAGTTACACCAAGAGCGGCCATAACTTGCTTTGCGCGAAGAGCTTCGATGAAAAGATCACCACGCTGGATGGTTGGAACAAAGCTATCTGATACGTTTTCGCCAGTGATACCGCCAGTGGCAGCAGTTGTCATAACGCCAGATCGCCATGCAAAATCAGGAACATATACACCCTGCGATGCTTTGCCTGTGCGACGCTCGATTTCTTGGTGCATTTCGCGCTCGAAACCAGCTTCCGACCAATCGCCACGAACCTGTGCTTGAACCATACGGCCCAAAGAATACTGGCGCTTTTCTGCTGGCTTGGCTTCGACTGCTGCTGGATTTACATCAAGAGGCTTGCTCTCAAGTGCGTCCAACAACTCACCCCGGAATTGCTCGACAGAGATGCCGCGCTCCAGAGCTTTGTCACCAAGATCTGCTTTGTTGTGACGGCGAGCGAGTTTCATTATCTCGCTTGCGTTGCGATGAGCGACCTGAGCAGCCTCAGCCCGTACCTCATCGAGATTTACTTCATCAGCCATTTTGGCCTCCTTTACTTCGATGGTTTGGTTTAAGGGTTGCGGAGCCGACCGCCCTACCCCGACATTTTGACTTCTGTCCGCAGGTATTGAAACGATTGAAATCTCCATTGGAGTTGTCCGAACCCGATAGATCTCCTCGGAATCGTCTTTCTCCTCGATACGCCCGTCAATGCGATATCCGACTGAAATATTTTGCCGAATACCATCGACGACATCCCTCCAGACAGATTCGCCAAGCTCGGATCGAGAAAACCGAACTAATGCCCGTAGACGGCGAGCATCCTCATCTAGCTGAACAGATTCCACAACGCCGATTTGACGCTCCATGTCGTGATTTTCCAGGAGCGGAGCTCGGCCACTATTTAAGAATGAAAGATCCATTGATCCGGCTCGATGGTCGATTACTTCCATACCAAAGCTGCGTTCAACAGGCTCTTCACTAGAAACTCCAAGTCTGACAGTGCGGCGTTCTTCATCGATCACACCCGGCTCGAAATGAAATGAACGCTGTTCGAGGTTGGATCTATCGAAGCGCTCTACCTCTTCCTCTTCACGCTCTACTGTCGCTGCTTCAAATTCTATTGGTTCCAATTCATGTTCCTCCAGCCATTCTCGCGCTTCGCCTTCGCTAAACACATCAGCATCAAATCGAACCGCTTGAAGCTCACTTTCACCCTCTTTTATTCCATAGATGAAATCTACGCCAGTGGCGGCATTCTCTCTAGCGAACTCATCGTATTGAGCCGGATCAGTTATTCGAGCGGCGTGTTCATTTGGATAAGGTCTTGCCTCTTCTTGCATATAACCTCGCTCCTCTTCATCTATGTTCTTCATGCGTTCAACGCGAGCATTTGCCCAGGATTGGCCAGAATTACCACCCCATAAAGCCCAAGCAATTCGCCCAGCACTGGGGTAGCCATCTTCACCAGGAGAATAACCTTCGCCCTGCTTATCAACTTCATGCCTAGCAAAATAGGAAGCCATTCGCTTCACTGTCTCTGGTGATAACTCTTGGCGATTCACTAATTGACGCGCTCTAGCAACGCCAACAGCAGTTCCACCTCGACCAAATTCAGATCGCCAATCTAGGCCACGTTGTGCCTCTTCAGCCATCGCCTCAGTTGGTTTGGTATCGATATCGATGCCTTTATACGTTGCCATCATCGCCCCCATCAGTCATGGCCGGAGCTTTAGGAGCGCCGAAAGGCTCGAAGGTCATATTTAAACCAAATTGAGCGGCAAGTTCCTTATCTCTGCTAATCTGGCTGAATGTTTCTTCAACATCTCTACCATAATGACCAGCAACATCTTGCATCGATAAAATTCCATTCTGCAGACCAACGACTGCAGCGTTCATCTCTTTGAGAGGATCGACCCAATTCCATCCACGGCCTCGGAACATTGCATTATCTGCAAACTTGTCGAGCTTGGTTGCTGGGATTGGAATGGCTCCAAAGTCCATCGCAGTTAGTAACCACTCTCTAAATACAGGCTCGACAAAATGCTCGATCATAAATTGTTGTAATGCACGATAGCCATCGCGCTCATCCAAAGCACCTTGTCGGATCGATGAGTAATTGACGCTCGATAGATCGTTCGATAGCGCTGCATAGCTAACACCAAGACCAGAGGCGATACCTCGAAGCATTGCTGACTCAAATTCACCGAAGCCAACATTAGGATGTTTAGGATCGAACATCTCGAGACCATACCCGGCAGGCAGAGCGTGCCAAGATCCAGGCTGGGTATCTATGACAGGCTCGTAGTTACCGTTCCCATAACTATCATCTCCGACATATTCATCACCGCCCGGCGAAGTTATGATACCCATCTTCGATGCACTAATTCTAGCAGCAATCAATTCGGCTTCTCTAAATGCCATCAGTTGTTTCATCGCTGACAATGCTGGTGTCATAAATGGCTCGCCGCGTGTTTGATGCGATCTACTTGGCATATAAATGTGAAGGATTTCTTCAGCCGGGACTCGAACATGACGCTGCTGGTGGTTGGTGAAATAACGATCACCAGGATGAGCGGTTAGCACCCAATAAGCGACGATCCGATGAGAGCGGTTCATTTCCACACCCATCCGAATATGACCACCATTGTCGAGCGTTTCGTTCTTCTTTTCGTCGATCAAATCCGCTTCGAGAAGCTGTAACGCAAAACCATCACGATATTGCTTGCCTCGAACCTTACGAACAAAGCACTCGCCATCTCTGGCCATCGTTTCGATAACGTGACGCTGTAGATCGAGCCATGACATTTTTCCATCGATGGTTGGGTTTCCTAATCTACCCCAAGCACGAAAAGCGTTCTCTATGATTGTATTGCCAGCTTGATCTAGCGAACCATCAGAATTACGAGCCTTAACTTGCAGATGAAAACCTCGATCACCAACCACGTTAGTCTTTAGAAGTTGCATATAGCGTCGAGCATATTCGTTATCGCGTACTAATTCTCGACTGCGATTACGTAGTGTTTCTAATGTGAATCTTAATTCACTATCGGCACTGTTGCTCGATCCACCAAAATCACCAAAAAGCCGACCACCTCTAGCTCCGGCATATGAACGTCTTCTTAGCTTTGTCTCTTCTTTTCGGCGAAACCGATCCCAAAAGGCCATATCTAAAACCTCGCCACGATTGTTGCGCCAGTTGGCAAGCCTCGACGAATGCGCTCTTTGCGCCGCTCCATCAATAATTCGCGCTTGTAATAATCACGCCACTGGACAAGCTCTGTTGGAGCCATCTTCGACAGTGATCGACCATTGATCGAATAGCTTAAAACATCAGCATCAGCCCGACCTTGCAGAACTGTCTCAATCTTATCGAGCATAATCTCTGCATGGCTTCGAGGGTCGCTTTGATTGACATCGAGATCAACGATTGCAGTAAAGTCGCCTCGATCAATTACTATCCGCTCGCTATCGCTATCTCTAACGATCTCAAGTTGCCAATGATAATAGCCTGGAGTGAAAGCAGCACTATCGACGCTGGAAACTGTAAACAAATAATCGTCGTTATATGCAGTACCAGTTAGCGTTATTTCACTAGCACCGCCACCAGTGATCCGAGCAACATATGTCGCAGTGTATAAACTATTGTCATAATCAGTGCCGATATCAGTTCTACGCCACTGGATGCGATCACCCACTACTATTTCGATAGGTTCCGTTGTTGGAGAATTTGCTGGATCGAATAAATTTGCCACCCACTACCTCCAACTAGTTGCAAAGTTGCGTCGCACTCTTGGCACAACCCGCTCGGTTTGTTGCTGCGGTGGCTTCTCCCTTGCCTCCGCTTCTTTCTGCGATAGCGCTTTCATGTTTATGTTTGCAATCGCAAAAGCTGCTAATGCATACACTCTTAAATCCAGCGCTTCATTCCTGGCCCTTGTCTTTTTCCACTCGCGCTTTCTAAAACCCTTCGAGAACTTAGTAACGATTTGCTCTGCCGTTAATTGCTCAAAATACTCATCGTCATAACGCGCTGGAAAATGACAATACCCAGGTCCAGGGATGTTAATCTTTAAACGCGCGTATATCAACTCTTTCGCAGTGTCAACTCCAACGGGGAAAAGTCTGATCTTTCCAATATTGTTTCTAGCGGGTCTTCCGACAATCGGTTTACTCTCTCCGGCAATACCCTTAACCGCAAATATTCCGCGCCTTTCACGGGGTCTAACAAAGTCATAAACCGCTTGTGTGTAATGACCGCCACTGTCGATTGCAGCGCATCTAATATTTAAAAGTTTTCCATCATCACGCTCGAACTTCTGTCCTAAGTATAAATCTAAATCTCTCCAAATTTGCGGAGCGCTAGGGTCGCCATAAATGATATGGTGATCGATGCTCCACGTTTCAGCCTCATTGACGCCATGACCTAAAACCTCAATCTCTAATCTGTCGTTCTGCGTATCGATGCCAGCAGTTAGCATTAAAACATCGTTTGGAACGCCATCGTAATCTTCGCCGCGACCAGGGATTTCGTCATCCTTAACCCCTTCACCTTGCTCCTCCCACGTCTCACCGAGAAAGGTATTAATCCACACCCTCAAAGTCTCTGGCATTTTCTTAGCTTCGAGAAAGTCTCTAGCAGCGTCACCCAATGCAATCCAGGGTGAATACAGGCCACTCAGTCTAAATCCGGCGGTTGTGTTTCCAGGCTTGTCAGCGATCCATTCACCTCTTGAGATAGCTTTGTATCGAGCCGCATCATGCCAAGTTGAGCCGCAACATTCACAAACATAAATCGCTTTCGTCGGCTCACCATCCGGCCAATGCACTTGTGACCATTTTAGCGTTTGCTTTTCGCCACAATCAGCACATGGAACCCAGAACTGACGTTGATCGCTATCGAGATATTCTGCCTCAATACGGCTTGCGTCCTTAACAGTTGGCGTTGAAACGATGACAATCTTGGAGTTCCAAAAGGTTGTAGCTCTTTTTTCTGCAAGCCGGAGAGGATCGCCCTCAGTTCCGGCGCTACTAGGCCATCTATCCAGTTCGTCAGCAAGCACAACTCGAATTGGACGAGAGGCAAGCCCTGCTGCTGAATTACTGCCAACGATGTTGATTGATCCCCCTGGGAATTGCTTCGATAGAGTTGTGTTACCGCTATCTCTAGATCGAGGATCTTTAACTTTACCTTTAAGCGCTGGTGTGTCTCGAAGCATTGGAGCCAATCGATCTTTCGAGAAAGCCTGTCCCATAGAGAGTGTCGGCTGCACGCAGAGTATCGGGCTTGCATCCTGATCGATACAATAGCCGATGATGTTTAGCAGCACTTCAGTTTTGCCAACTTGAGCCGATGACATAACGATTACGCGCCTAACAGTTGGATCGCTGCAAGCATCCATGATTCCGCGACTATACTCAGCGCGAGAAGTGTACCAACGCCCAGGCTCCGCAGATGACTCAGGGGATAAACGCCTTTCAGCGTCAGCCCATTGGCTCACCGTCATCACTGGAGGCGGCTTTAGCATCTCTGCCACTTGCATCATAAGACGCATCATCTGTGACTTCTTGTGCATACTCATTCACCCACCCAGATAATTCTTCTAACGCTTCATAGATTTGATCTTGGATCATTTGCTTGCAGATCGAGGGGTTGTCTTCAACCGCAACAACCGGAGCTAATTTAGCTGGCATGGCAAGCAATCGAGATTTGCAAGAGGCGATCACCTCGGACCATGCATCAGAAACATCTTCAATCGATACAAGTGATCCGCGTTTTTCTTCAAGCTCAATTTCAACAAGCTCTGCTTCCGCCGCTAATTTACGACCACGCTCTGCATTTAGATCAACGACATTCGGACCAGCGATATATTTACTAGCAGCCGGGATAACATCTCGAAGCAAATAATATTTACGATTACCGCGCGTTTCGATGGGATTTATGCCAGTCAAAATTTCGCGCATCTTGCGATTATCGATGCCTAATTCTGCTGACAATCGTCCCGGTGTGTATCGGTCTGATCCGATCTCTGGCTTGGCAGTCATGTGATCCCTCTTTGAAATTTTCTGTCGCTAAAAAAGTATCGGGGTCGCGCGTTACC